TGACGTCTGGTATTTTTCAAGATCGATTCGACCATACAGTGAAGGCGATATCTCGCCGCCGGCAAGCGACGGCTGCACCAGTGAATAGGCCATCAGCAGATCCTCGCACTGGCAAGGTCAGACATCGCCTGCTGCGGTTCATGCGCCTCATCAAGAGAGCGTTGCATGGCCGCCGTAAGCACCTGCTGATAATTGGCCATTGCCTGCTGACCGAGACTGGCATTTGCCGCGATCGGCATGGCTATCTCTGCCGCCATACGCCACGAAAGCGCATCAGCGAACAGGGCATCAAACATCGTCGGGTCAGTGATGCTTTTCACGTATAGCAGTACCGCCTGAGACTCATTGGTATGAATGACGCGGCCAGTGCCATCTTCATTGCTGCCAACTTCAAAAACAGGCTTATCCTGCAGAACGATATGAGACCCAGTGAACCACTTCGGTAATATGGCAGCTATGCGCGCGCAGTCGGTCGGGTACTGATACCGGAACAACCATCCCGGCGCAGGGTCACCAAGGTCGGCCAGGACAACGCGCGACATGGCAAAGTTCCAGTCGTTGTCTGCCAGAACTGCGTCGCGCATGGACTCGTAAAACAGGTTGCAGGTATATGCCTCTTTGGTCTTTTCGGTGAGGCTATTAATCGTCCGGCTGTTGCCTATACGTGCCAGCGCGATATTGCAGATATTGATCACTGATGCCATATCATCCACCAACTAAAAAGGGGCTTTCGCCCCTTTGGTTATGAGGGCTTACACCCCGAGTTCTTTCCGCCTTTCGGCGATCTTCGCCTTCAGAGTTTCCGCTTTGGTATTGAAATGCGGCGCTTCGCCGAACATTTCTTCATACTGTTTGCGCAAATCGTCGAGCTCGGTTAACTCTTCTGCACTGGCCGGGACAATCTTTTCGCTCAGGCTGGCATCAACGGAAACCAGATTACTTCCCGGCTCACCGTCGTAGGTAACGATGTCGCCCGGCTCATGCAGGCGGCCATTGATAAATGACCGCTTAGCGACTTTGTACTCAGGCATTGGTTTGCACGCCTCCGGTGATACCCGCAGTGACTTTGCCAGTGGTCGGCGCAGTACCAGTCACCGTATAGTTCAGACGGATGTAGCGTTCCATCTTCATCGGCAACGTGATAACCGGAGACTTATAGCCCAGCACCAGAGACGCCAGAGGGATCGTCATGGACAGCACGTCCGCAGCTGAACTGAATGCAGAGTTGTCATCGGTTTGCACCGTCACAGTCAGGCTGGTCAGGTTGTTGAAACCTTCAACTACCTGGATAAGCAGCGGGATATCGCCATATTTACCGACATCTTTATTGCTGCCGGTATCAATGACGTTGGTCGAAGCAGCCGTGGCCGTAATGGCCTGAGCTGCGGAAAAAAGCGCTTGCTGGTCGAGCAGCATGATCCCCCCTTACGCCGTTACGGCTGATTCAGTATTCAGGATGGCGTCAGCGCGACGGATCGGAATACCCAGGAAAGAAACGATTTTCTTACCGGCATATTCGTCGATCGTCAGGTTAACGTTTTTCGCATTCATAGCCTGCTTGTGCAGCCAGGCATGGATGGTCTTGTTGCAGTAGATGACCTCTTTACCATCGCCCAGCATTGCTACATCACGCGCGTAGTACGCATCAACCATCATGCTGATGAGGTCGGCGCCGGTTGCAGCATCTTTGGTCAACGTGGTGACATCGATGTTGCAGATGCGCGAGATCGAACGCCAGTCACGGACTGACAGGCCGAGATGCCATTTGAACTCATCACGGTAAGCCAGGAACTGACCGCCGTTCGCATCGCTGACCAGGTCATTACCCAGATCCTGATGCTGGAACCCGGCGACCATACCTTCCGGGTAGATCATGTGTGCGGTGTTCTCACCCCAGGACATGAACCAGATGGAGGTATTGGTAGAACCACTACCACCGGCGTTGAATACGTTCTCCGCGCTGGCCGCTTTGGAAGTGCTCAGAGTGTTGAAGCGCGGAGCCAGGCCCATGAACGCTTCCGGCTCAGCATCGGTATTGCCGTAGAAGGTGTAGCGGGAAACCTTGTTGTTGAAGCCCTGCAGCTTGCCCATGTTCTCGGACACGCGGAACGAGTCCGCATTACCGGAGCGATCGGCCAGGTCTTTGTCTACAAAGCCAAGGTCGTACAGCATACCGGTAGTGTCAGTCACCGGAACGGTCTGGGTTTTGGTAGGCTGCACGCCCTGGTTGTAACGGCGCCACACCGGCTCGGGAATACCGGCACGAATGGTGGTTTTGTGCTTGGAACCGTCATTACACGGCACGTAAATCGCATCGGTAATGACATCGTTGCTTTTCGCCAGCTGCTCGACGATTTTAGCGATCCGCCCGTTCTTGTCGGTACGGCTGTACACGTCAAGAAGAGAAGGCAGCGTCTGACCAATTAAAGCCATGATTACACCTCACTATTTTTTGCTTGGATAAAACGCTTCGACCAGATCGTTTTTCGGCGATCCGTTACCCTGGCCAGTGACGAAACTGTCTTCACTCATCAACTTGCCTACCTTTGCGAACGCCCGAACCATTTCCGGGTGGTTACCCAGGCCGGTCGAGTCAAGGAATTCGCGGAACTCTTTCGATGCGAAGGTATCCAGCGCCTTCTGCGCGTGTCCGACGGATACCGTTAATTTGTCGCCACCGATTTCTTTGTCAGCCTTCGTGTCAGCTGCCCACTGTTCAACCTGCTGCCCCCACGACTCAGCCTGGCGGTTCTGGATTTGCTCCTGCAGTTGTGGCCACAGTCCAGCCAACTTCTGCGCCTGGTCATTAGAAAGACCAAGCTCGCGCGCCACGGGCTCAAACAACTCAACAGCTTTTGAGTCCAGCTCAGTGCCTTCAGGTGCCGTTAGTTCATATTTTTCTGGAACCGATGGTTCAGCAGAAGGAGCTGGCTTATCGCCAGTCGGCTCAGGTTTATCACCATCAGCTGGCGAAGGTTCTGGATCTGCTGCTGGTTGTTGCGCTGCTTCAGATTGCTCAGCCGCAGGAGTCGGGGATGGTTCGGATGCTGCTGGAGCTGCTCCACCATCTGCAGGCTGCTCATTGCACAAACGCCGATACATCAGACGCTCAAATAAATTCATCGCTATTCCTCGCTGGCCTCTTTGGCCATTACCAGATACTGATCGGGACACGCCTCCATCACGTCGGAAAAGACTTTCAGTCCCGTGTTACGTTTTCCTTCGGCGAAGGCTGCCGAGAGCGCCTCACCGGTATAAGTCGTACGCCACACCCCAGCCTGCTCAATCAGGCGCCAGATGAAACGGCGGCCGTGTTCTGTCTCGCAGATGAGGCGCAGGTCATTAAGTTCGTTCTCGCGCCGTAACTGCTGCCTTTTGAGCTCATCTGCTGCCAGTTCTTCACGCTCTTCTTCGCTCAGGTAATCAGTCATTGCGTCACCGCCGGCTGCTGAGCAGCATCAGAGAGGGTTTTTAACAGGCTAGGGTCAGCGGTGTTGGTATCGCTCAGGGTCTTAGCAGTTGCACCAGCTTGCTGGGCCATAGCCATCATCTGCTGCTGTTGTTCCATTTGAGCGCGCTGCTCGCGCGTAGCTTGCACCTCATCATCAGAGTTAACGATCGTGGCCGGGACGCCGAGCATATTTCCGTACTCGTCAATCGTCTGGTCGATATTGAGTTTGTCGAGCGCCGCAGGATTGGCTTTTGCAAGATTCCCAACAAAGCCAACAAAGCGCTCAACGCTGCTGATGCCTATGGATTTTTGGGCCTGTGCCAAAATGGAGACATATTCAACTTTCAGAGGAGTGCCCTGCAGTTCTTCCGGAGGCTCAGGAAATAGGTTGCGGCGCGCCATGATGTTGAATGTGCGATCAACGAAAGGATCAAGGAATTCATCATTAAGTCGCTCAAGGACTGGGCCAAGTTGCAGGAGTTTCTCATCCTGCATTGCGGCCACAGCCTCCACTGGCATGCTCCTGGTGTTGATGGTGCTGAACAGGTTAAACAGGTCAGAGAAGAAGCAGGCTTCAATCATTTGGCGGTCATCAGCAATGCTGCCGAGCATGTCATTAAGCTGAGGGCTGACGGCGTAAGCCGGACGCACTAGCTTGGTAGCATCAACCTCATCAACATAAGTAACGCCGCCAGGGGCAAGGTTGATCAGCTTATTTTTAAGACCTGTCGGGGCCACCATTGGCGGGTTAACAAGCTTATCGATCGCGTTAGCTTTGCGAATTTGCTCTAGCTGCAGCGCCTTACCAGTACCGAGCGCCATCATTCCCGGGCAGTTACTCCCGTAAACGTCTTCCCCGTTAATCTCCCAGCGCGGTGAAAGGATCGGCGGCTCATCAAAACCAGCCTCCCGAAGAAGCTTGTCACCGTCTCCGGACAACTCGAAATACACCGATTTGAATGCCTTGTTACGGGAATTCAGCTTGCCGTTCACACGATCGATATTGGGCTCTGTCAGATGGACCACATCGAACCATGCTTCATAGTTCGCGTTATCCCAGGCGCCGCGCACGGCGTTACTGACGTTGTCCAGGCCAAACTGCATAACAATCTGGCGGGCAGTCATGGAGAAAACGCGATACGTGGTATCGACTGACAAACGATGCGAGTTTGACAGGTAGTAACTTCCGATCGGCAGAGGATGAGTACGAATCACATCTTCGTCGTCTTCGAGAACCGCCATAGCCGCGGTACCAAAAACACCAAGGTGCCGGTAGATAATCGGCAGGGACTGGTAGACGTTAGAGCGGTTCATGACGTCGTTCATCCTGGTCATGACCACATCAAGCCAGCGTTTTACCGGTCCATATTGCATCATCTCCGGATCCGGCGTTGCCAGCTTAAACCATGGGCGGGTTGGGCTGGTGATACCTGACAGCATGCCTGATTGCAGAGTGCGGGCAGCTTTAGAGGCGGTAGGGTCAACGATGCGGGTATTACGCTTGCTGCCGTTGTTTCTCTCCGTCGCAAGAAAGCGCGTGCTACGCGGATCGATAAATTCCGCCAGTTCGCGCCAGTGCTCCTCAAAGCTGGTGCGCTCATTTTTGAGCTGCCCCAGGTGTTTGAGGTAATGCTGTTTCGGAGAGAGTTCGGCCATGGATTACGCCCCGAGCAGGGTCTTACCCTGAGTACCGCCAGAAGGCTGCGTTACACCCTGGCTCGACGTCAGGATTGTTGATTTCTGCCCGCCCGCTGCGGCACGGCGGCGGCGATCACTATCAGCGGCGTTCTGTACAGCAGAATCGGAAACCTGCGGCGCCGCCTGAACCTGCGGAGAACTCACTTTCGGCTTGCTGATGCACATTTTGCTGCGCTCCATACGCGTTTAAATTATTACCAATTTAACCACATATGATTTATTTGTCGTAGTGTATTGACCTTTTGACGATAAATTATTACCTTTTTGGTAAACACAACATGAAAGCGCACCCCATTCCCTTCCATTGGTGGCTTTGTCGTTACTCAGATGGCGGAGTGCGCTTCCAGGTGTGAAAGCATCCGGCGTATGGCACATGCGTCGATAGCGGTCCGGGGGCTCCTTGGTACATGGCCCAGCGGGTAGCCGGAATGTGCAAGCCATGCCCTGCATGCACGACAGCGACTCACCATCGTGGCGGGACGGTGTGACACCTCGGAAGAGACGAGGGCACAACAGGTAAGAGCATTGGGCATTTGAGGGTTGTTCCACCCTATCTGATGTCGAGCCAAACCAGTGCTCTTTCCGTTGTGGTGAAGCTCAATGGCGAGCTAGGGAATAGTTTTGCGGTGAATATTCTAGATAACTAACCGCAAAATGCGCGTAACCCAATCGGCAGCGCACCGATGGAAGCCGGTTCGATTCCGGCCACCACAACCCAATCACGCCTCAGGGCCGTGATACCCGTAGTTCCAGTGCAAGTTTGGCGGTGGCAGTTATTCCCTTTCTGACCACCGCCCTTTTTACAGCAGGACGCCATTGCGATGACTTCATGCTGTAAACCCTGTGACACCCAGCCAAGGACGGCACTTTCCATCATCCCTGTTTCGCCCGGTTCGTCCGGGCATTTTTTTGCCTGGTGACTGAGCGCTACCATATCGGTATACTCCCATAAAAAAACATATGGGCTTATCATGTTAGAATCACTTAAAGAATTCACGACATCGACATTCAACACAGCAATGAATCGCGTTAAGAACCCTGCATTCGGTGCTTTCGCAATTTCATGGTGCGCATTTAACTGGAAGCAAATACTTTATTTACTTTTTGCTGATAACGGAATTTACTACAAAATAGAATACATTTCACAAAATAGCAGTTGGTGGAATGTAATTGTTTTACCTGCATTCTCGTCACTCGTTTTATGTGGTGGTTTACCGTGGGTTAATAATGCTATAACGAAATGGCAAAGCAAGCCGCTTGATAATGCAGATTCAATTGAGAACTATAAACAGGCTAGAATGATACAGCGCTCCACGCGATTGCAGCGCCTGAAGGCCAAACATGACGTGACTTATGACAGAGTTAAAACTGGTGCTGAAAAAGACATTCAGTCAATGAAAGAACAAATAACTGAATCTCAGGCAAGAATGGGAGAACTTACCAATGAACGAGACGAGCTACGTAAAACAATAAATTATTTAAATAAAGAAGTTAAAAATCTCAAATCAAATATTGAGAACGCAAATTCAATTATCACTGAGAAGAATGAGCGCATTAGCCAGCTTGAAAATTCAAGAGAATCTTTATTGGCACAATTTAATCTTAATAATGCATCACAACGATCCCCGCTTGGAAAAGTTCAAATATCCCCAACAATTAGTAATATTGACACCTTAACTAGACAAATTGACTCATTATCAAGAAATGGCTACGACTTAAACAAAGAGCTTGCGCTAAAAAATCCGAAAAATAAATAAAATTAAGCCCACGGGTCGTACTCGCTGATCACGTTGGGCTGCTTGCCGCCGGCAGCAGGGAAATCTGAACGCTTCGTCACCGGGTATGCGAATGTCAGAAGCAGCGCATCGCCCTTGCCCGGAGACCGGCCCAAACGCTCTTTGATATCTTCCTTCGGCTCCATGACGATCTTACCGTCCACCCTCACCTTGTACTCTGCCGCGGACAGGTCGTCCGCCGTCTCCTGGTCGTCCAGCGCGCCGCCGAGCTTGAGCCACGTCTTACAGGCGTTGAACATCTCTCCGCGCTTATTCAGCATCTGTGGATCTGCCGATGCGCCGCCGAACGGCACAAGCTGCCAGGTACGGCCCCATCCGTCACCGATGGACTTCAGACCGGTACCGTAGCCGAAGTCGATAAACACCGCATCAGCCTGGTACTGGTCCTCAAAATCAGCGATACGCTTCGCCATAATCAGATCGTCGGTGGTCTTGTTGCCGGTCCACAGCACTTTGCTGTGCAGTCCCTGGCGGAAATAAATCACAGCATCATCCACGCCGGAATAAGCCGGGTCGACACCGATTATCCGCGGGGCGTGCGCCACCTGCGCAGCGGTCACAACGCGCTTCATTGCCTCGTCAGTCAGCCCGGTAGGGATGAACTGCAGCTCTGACGCATCAGGGAAGATCCCGCGCACACGGACCTTCACAAAGTCGCTGTCCTCGCCGTAGTCATCTACCCATTTCTGCAACTGCTGCTTGTTGGTGCCTTCGACGGTGCGGCTGTCGATCTGCGCGCACTTCCAGCGGTGTTTATATTTGCGGAAGCACTCCCGGAATCGCCCGGTGTTGCGCGTCGGGTTACCGAACGCCACCCAGATAATTTCGGTGTCCTCGTCCGTCAGCGCGCCCTCGGCAACCTCCCAGACCAGATCCGCGATGTTGGATGCTTCGTCGAACACCACAACTATGCGCTTACGCTCGTTGTGCAGCCCGGCGAACGCCTCTGTATTGTGCTCAGACCATGGGATTGCGTCAGCGCGCCAGCGTTTATCGTGGCCCGGATCGTTGCTGTACATCGCCGTAGCGGTGCAGGTGAACCACTCTTTCGTGATAGCCAGGTTCGACCATTTGATGATTTCCGGCCAGGTCTTCGTGCGTAGCTGGTTGTCGGTGTTAGCGGTCACCACCACCTTGCAATCTTCACAGGTGGACATAGCCCAGTTAATCAGCATCGAGATGAACGCAGATTTGCCGATGCCGTGGCCGGATGCGCGGGAAATCATCAGCGGCTGGTGACGTGTCGCGGGATTCTGCAGGTGCTCGCCTATCTCGCGGAATGCGTCAGCCTGCCACTGTCTCGGCCCGGAGGCGTGCGCCAGTTCTGTGCCATCCTCGCCCCACGGGAACGCATACAGCGCATAGCCCAGCGGGTCATGGGTGAAGCTGGCGATATCGTCGATCAGCTGTTCTTCCTGGGATAAAGCGGCGTCTGTCACTGGTCACCACCCTGACGATCTTTCAGGCGGCGCCGGGCGGCAGCCATGCGGTCGGCAATGGTAACGTTCACGTTAACTTCCATGCGCTCTTTGAAGGCGTTAACGTCGACATGCTTACCGATGAGCTCGAGGTTTTTCACCTTGTCGGGCCATTTTATTTTTTGCAGCGTGGACTCGATATCTTCCTCGTCATCCTTCATCGCCATCCTGATGCGGTTTATATCCACTGCGCTGATCGACGTTCGCCAGACTTTAGGCCACTGGCTAATCGGCTTCAGTCCGCCTTCATCGTCGAGGATGTCGATCACATCCATCTGGTCGATTTCCACCAGGCGCAGCAGCACGTAATCGGCACTGACGCGCAGGCGCTTGTTGCGCTCCTCCATGAGCTCAGCGATTCGTTTCTGGATACGCTCATCACGCATCATCGTGCTGGCTTTGACGTGGGCAGACTTTGGGGAGAACCCGGCATTGATGGCCGCCTGCGTCTGATTTTCAGGGCATTTCACATACTCCTGGGCGTAGGCTTCCTGCATCACCGTCAACGGTTTGTACTGAGTTGATTTGCGCTTCGGATCCTTTGGCATGGTAAACACCCCGAAAATAATTACCTTTTAGGTAATAATACCATGCCACCAGCGATGTTACATGATCGGAATATCATCATCACTCACCCACCCGGCCCGGTTTATCAGGTAGGTAACGACTCCCCGCACTTCAACATCGTCCAGGGCGTCCCCTTCCAGCGCCTCACCATCATCAGTGATCAGCGCCTGCCCACGGACAACAGCGAATTCAGTTTTCCCGGCATATGCGATAAGGACATGATCACCCTGCTTTGGCCGGCGGCAGACATCGACGATGGCATAACCGGCGGCAGTCTCCAGGGCGCGACAGTTGGCGTCATACTGACAAAGGCGGGAAACGGTTAGCGTTTGCTCAACGTAGTCTGCGGCAGGTGATGGAAACCCCATGATGACCTCACATAAAAAATACTGTATATTTAAACAGTATAATCATGCGAGGACTTAGTCAATATGACGTGACATGTCACGTTAATAATGCATTCTAATTAATCGCCAGAATGCTTTACCCCGTGGTGCCATTTTGTTTCTCAGGCGGTAATAAGCTTGATGCAGAATGACAACCTGATATGGGTCTCGCTTCGTGGCCACTACTCGCGCTGTTTTTGAGTGAATACTTTGGACTTGTTTTTTAATCCTGCATTGCAGGCTGTGAAGATCTGTTACGGACATATAACCTCCAGTTTTGTTTCGTGCCAGCCGTACATCACCCAGCATGCGGCTTCTCCTGAGTGCGGGCATGATGCCACCGGCAGTTGATCGCCGCACTTGCCGCAGCGCCGTTTGCTAATGGCGTTAATCCGGCCGCGCACCCGGGCATCATCCTGGCGGATCAGTAGCGCGATGTACTCGGCCATTTCGTAGGGATCGCGACCAGGGCGCCGGGCGGCGCAGTTCCGCGCCAGCATCTCCATTTCCTGCTCGTCAAGCACCACCTCAAACTTGCGCTCACCTGCGGCGGACTGCCGCGCGCGCTGCGCGGCTTTGCGTTCTGCGGGGGATTTAGGCATCAGTCGTCCCTCATCAACTCATCGTGCCCGTACTCTTTGCGCAGTTTGCGCTTGATGACCAACATCCTGATTGCCGTGATGATTGGCAGCGACACTGGCCATGTGATAAGGAACAGCAAACAAACAACACCATACGCAGCATCTTCCAGCATTCTTCGGTTCAGCAAGTCCCTTGCGGACTCTACATACCATTTAAGATATGTCATTCGGTATCGCTGACGTGAATTCATCATTTCACCTCCAAGCGCCAGACGGCCTGACCAATGCGGCTCTCGTAGGGACATTTGGATACCAGCCCATCCTTCGCCAGCTCGATGAGCGCTTTGCGCAGGTCTGCGCTTTTCCACTCCACCCCGGGGAATTTGCGCTCCATCGCGCATCGGATATTCCAGGTAGCCATGCGGAAAGGGTATCCGCTCCCCAGTGTCGCATCCTGCAGCGCAGCAGCATCAGTCATCACCTGCATGATTTTGCTTTTGACGTCACCCACCTTTAACCTCCTGCGCCGTTCTGCCCTTAGCTCTTGCCAGCAAACAACTCAGCACGAAAGCGCGGTGCTGTCGCATTCCCTCATTCATGGATTTGGCTCCTGCGGGGCAGCTGCGAGCATGGCGGCGCGGCAGGCGTTCCAGCCCATTTTGTACGCCTGACCGATTGTTGTTACTGCACCTGCGCTCTCAAGAGCAGAAATGGCCTGCCGAACGCTGATGGACTTCGGCACTACCGGCACTGGCTGAGCGTGACGATAGAGCGGAGCAATGTTTCGCTCGAGGTCGGTAATGACGCTCCATATTGGGACTGACTCGACGCCTTGTTTCGCCATATCACGATAACTGTCGGCATACGCCAGCACAGGATTGCGATCCGGCTCGCTGTCCGCTACCGGCTGCACTGGCGGCATATCTGGACCTTTGCGAATGGCTTTTGCCAGCTCGATAGGGTCATCGTAAAGCCAGTCTCCGGTGTCAGGGTGATTGGCTTCTGCCAGTCGAGCGGCCCACTCCAGACCGTCTTTGTGTCCCTGCAGGTAGTCAAGAGGCAGTTCAACCGACTCGCTGCTGTCCATTGCGGCCAGCGCCATGCGGGCCAATGCCGAAGCCTCACCGCATTGCACATGGTCAGTCTCGATAATGTTGAGTAGTGTTTCTCGTGAAAATTCGCTCATTTCCGGTCCACCTTAATTTTGCTGAGCGCCTCAAAGTGCCTGCGCATGGTTTCCTGCACTTCTGGATGCTGCCAGTTGGTATGGATACCGCCGTCTTCGTCGATGGTGAATTTACCGGCGTTCTCTTTGAGAACGCGCTTCAGGCGATGCTCGGAACTTTCGATTTTGAACATCACTCAGCCTCCACCTTGATGCCAGCGGCATGAGCAGCCAGGCATTTATTGAAACCGTCGTTGTTATTAGCCAGCCCGAGATTCCAGCCAGCAGTTAAGCCAGCTCTGTAGGCGCTCTCCTGCAGGTTTTCTACAGTGACGGCGCGGGACTCCAGCTCGGCTATGCGCTGGCGGGCAGCATCCAGTTCAGCTATATCCTTTTCACGCTCAGCGATATTCTGCTTCGCCATCCGACGCCATGAGTTGATTTGCTTTGCGGCTTCCTGATGGCCTTTTTCCAGTTGATCAATACGGTCCTGCTGCTGGTTGATATGGTCATCCTGAGCGGCGTTGGCGCGCTGCGCCTTCTCCAGCGCCTCTACCAGTGCCTGACAATCATCCGGAAAGAGGGTGTGGCAACATCCATTCTTTGCTGCCACTTTCAAACGCTGCACCAGTATAGTGATATCAGTTGTCATGCTGAGACTCCTTGAGCAAGAGAATCGCGGATTTTCACGGTCTCCGCGTTGTATGCGTTGGCATAAGCCATACGGCGCTTATCCATCAGGACGACAAGCCGATATGCGCGAAATGCGTATTTGCGGTCGCCTTCACGGCCTTGCTCACGGAGGTGGTCACGCAGCATCGTGAAGAAATACGAATGCCCTTCGCCGTCGATATCGTCAGGCCAATCAGTTTCGTTAAGCAGCCAGTCACGCGCTTCTGCGCATTTCTGGCACGTCTTGAAGTTGCTGGCATCGCCATCCTGGACAATAAACGCTTTCTCGTAGGTATCGCCTGGATTGATAGCGCCGTGACACTCACAGCAGCGATGTAACTTGCGAGCCTTAACTTGCGATGAAGTATCAAAGTTGCTCATTTGGCCCCCTCGCGCAGCTGCTTGGCGAATGCGTCAGCAGCAAGAGCAACCCCTTTTGCTAAAGCGTCAAAAAACTGGTCATCACCAGGAATTCGAAGTTTTGCCGCGAACTTCTCAACTCCGCGCGCCTCGGCTTCGGCTACGATGCGATCGGTGGCGGGGGTTCTGATGCCTTTAAGAATGACTACATCGCAAGGGTCGCCGTTAGTGCTTTCTATCCATTCAATCGTATGATCAACAGCCGATTTGAGCGCCGCATTCTCCGCAGCCAGCTGAGAATTTTGGTCTGCCAGCACATTCCCGGTTTTTATGGCGGCATCCAGTGAAGCGCTGCAAATGCGAAACTCTTTCGCCAGCTTCAGGAACTTCTGCTCTCTGATCGACAGCTCGCCTGCCGACTCCAGCGATCGAATGAGCTCGTTTACTGTTGAGATGTTCATGCTGTCACCCACTCGATCGCCAGATAAGCTACATACAGGACGGCGATGATTGCCACCCAACCAATGATGTTTGCCACCATCACGAACAGCAGCAGAGAACGCCGGCTGTAATTCACGAAATCAAAATCCATACTTACCCCCGCTTACCCGTTTAACTTATTGATTCAATTGATATCAATGAAGATCGTTGTTTTAGAACTCTTCGACCTTCCACCCGCCGCCGGCTTTTGCCGGGAGCTTCGTTACTCCGATGATCCGGAATGGGTACTGGTCGGCGGCGACTTTGGTTTTCACCCTGGCATCTTCGGTCCAGTAACCCCCCTTAACTTCGTGCATTTCCAGTTGGCCGTTTGCCAGCATCACGGCGAAGTCAGGCGTGTAGAACGTGTTGTCAGCCAGACGCAGCTTGATGCCTTCGAACCGGTACCAGGCGATTTCCCCGTAGCGCTTACGCAGTTCAAGCTGTTGCGCGTAGGCGGTTTCGGTTTTGTTCATCTGGCCCGCTTTAAGCCGGCCAAGTGCCTGTAGTGTCTTTCGCATGATTTTTACCTTATTGGTAATTTATAACCATAAACGGATCAATATCAATAGTCTTGCGCATATTTTATCACCCTTTTGGTAAACATTAAGGCGTAAAAAAACGCGCTTCCGCGCCGGTATTACTTGATGAGTCCTGCTGCCTTCCCTCGCCGGTATTCCTCCATCAGCCACTGTGCCGGGGTTATACCTCCGAGTGTCGCCGCGTTAGGCATGCATCCGAAGCTTCGACCTGGTGGATGGTAGGTATTGCCACCGGGGTCTGGAGGGGTGCTTATAGGCTCTGGCTTCGACTGGATGCTCAGAATCGGATCAGGTATCTGATGACCTGCCGCGACCTTTGATGCCCATTCGTCAAGAAGCTTACGCGCATGTTTCTCAACCTCAATCTCACTTAACTGACGCTGGTACATCGCGCGCCTGGTATCGCACACAATCCAGTACATGACAGGGTGGCGCCACGGGAATTGTTCTGGTCCGCCAGGCTGTAGGCTTTTCTCCTTGGCGTAGCGGTGAAACTCCCCCATCACATCTTCGATGCTCACGCCAAGCACCATCTTGCTGTCTTTGCACCACTTGATGAATTGACCTGGTGACGGCCAGAACGGTGATTCACTGGCACGGGCATGGCGCATTCCTGCTGATACCTGCTCGCGGGTACGGATACCACCTTCGGCGAAAGCGGCGATCCACTGGCGCTTAGCGTCGGTCTCCTGCTGTGCGGTCTTAAGGTTGGTCTGCTCTGCTGCCGGAAACAGTTGCTTGAGCTGTTTAAACAGGGCATCGACAAGTCTCTCTGCGCTGATATTCACAACATTGTCTTGCTGAGCCTGGTGATTGTCCGGACCCATCATGCGAGCCAGGGCGCCGGCATCACGATTCTGAATTGCTGCGAATACGTTACTCATAAGAAATCCTTCCAGCCTTCAGGGCTGTTCCAGTATGGTACTTCATCGTCAGAGCTTTCACCGCGCTTTCCTGCCGCTCTTTTTTTCCTGTTCATCAGCAGCCGGGCAAACTTCTGCTCCCACTGCACGTGTTGCATCACATTGCCTTCTGCCATCCAGTAGGTGATGAATTCGATCAGGTCTGATTTCTTGTAACCGTCAGCTGGTAGCGCATGGCCCCATGTTCTGGCACGCATGACAAAGTCCTCTGACGGCTTCCAGTTTTCATGCATGGTGAATTTGCCAATTGGCTCTCCGATACCATCAACGACAACCGGAGGGACTTGAATTACTTCGCGCGCAGAGAGAGGGGTTTTTATTTCCCTGATCCCTGATCCCTGATCCATTCCTAATGGTACTTGTACCGTATCAGTACCGTACTCATACGGTACTAGGGGCAAACCTTTGATTTTGCTTTCTTTTGGCTTATTCACTACCTGATGTTTAAGGAAATTAGTTATGACCCCAAAATGCTTGCCATCAGGGGTGGAAAACATGGATAAATAACCACAGTTGGAAAGCTCCCGTATTAGTACCGGAATAGGAACGGATGGTTCTCGGATAGGGAAAACTGCAGCTTTGATAAGCTTCGGGTTTGCATTGAAATAGCCTTCATCATCTGCGTAATTAAGCAGACCAATAGCCAGCAAGCAGGCTGGTTCTGATACCTCTGCCATGTCTTCATCGGTCCAGAACTCGGGCTTAATGGTGCGAATGCGGGCCATCAGATCACCTCCACGGCATTACCTTTTGAGGCCTCATGCATTAGCCGTTTTATCTCAGCATGGCGGCGGCGGTTAGTCTCGAGGGTGCATTCGACACAATGCCCGTTGTATACCCATCGCTCACTGTCATGGCCGTGCTTACATTGCTTACCGGTGTAGTAGCGCTTTAGTCCTGCCTTTGCCGCTTCGACGCGAGTAATGATCTCCATAGTTCCTGCCTCACTCTGGTTGTGGTTACGGTAATTTTGCAGCAAGCCAAAAAAAGATCAACCGTATTTGGATAATTATTACCAAATTGGTGTACAGGGAGAGGCAGGAGCCGCCTGGGGTTGGCGGCGAGGGTGAGTTTTGAGGATTAACGTTCGTGGAACCAGAGGACCAGGTCGGATTTTGCGGAGATCCACTTACGGGATTTGCAGGCTTTAAACAGTCTTTCTAACAGAGGCTTACGTGGAATTCTTCTACGGCCAGTCAGGTGAACCTGAATGTAGTGGCTGGTCGTGCCGGCGTCACTTGCGAACTCTTCTCGCTCAGCCGGCGAGAGGTCGAGCCAGCAGCGTTTGAAGTCAAATTTTTGCACATCGCTCATATTTTTTTAGTCCCGGACTAACTTTAGACAGCCTGATTATTACCAATCTGGTGTAAAAATCAATGACTGTTACCTTTTTGGTAAGTTTACCTTTATGGTAATATTCTATTAAATTTAATCAGTTAGGTAACAATTTCAGGCTAAAAAAATAGAAATGAAAAGCATCTACGACATAAGACGCGACAACCTCAATGAGATAATCCGGAAGGATTTCGATAACACGCAACTCCGGTTTGCCGAGAGAATCAAAAAATCAGCTAACCTCGTTAACAGGTGGAGCAGAGGGACAAAAAATATCGGCGCCAACGCGGCACGCGAGATCGAGTCGTTCGCCGGGAAAGGTCGTTTCTGGCTGGATATCGACCATCTGTCAGATACCCCGACGCTGCCGGAGATTATCGACCCGCAGGAATGGAGTGTGGAAAAGCAGGCAGCGTTTACCCTGGGTGTATGGATGGGACAGCATCCGGATCTGAACTCAGAGAAAAAGGTTTCGGAAGCGGCCGGCATCGGCCAGGCGACCGTAAATCGCATCCTGAACTGCGAAGGCTCCACCAGCATTGGCGTACTGTCGGCTATCGCCAGGGCTTTCGGCCGCGATGCATATGAGCTGATCCTGCCGCCTGGAAATGCTGGTCTGATTGACTATGACCACCATGAATACGCCGGGCTGCCGCAGGAAGAGAAAAACAAGATCGCCGCCTTCATCAAGTTCATCGTCAGCCAGAACCAGTAACCTCTAACCTACCTGTCACCCCCTGATGGGATAACTCCCCGCGCCTCATACACTTACCAAAATGGTAAATTTTTCCTCTTCAAATCTATTGACACAACCATAAATTGATCAGATTATTACCTTAACGGTAACAGCAGGGCGTTGAATTACCAGAAATCCACCACCGGGTGGCTTTCTCATACCCCTGATATTTACCAAGTGGTAATAGTGAGGTGTGTATGCAATGGCAAATCATTAACGGCTGGTACTGCGTTACGGCATGCGGGCTGATGAGCTGGAAGTTTCTCACGCTGCCGGAAGCAATCAGCTGGGCGTTCGTCAGCAAACTGGCAGCAAAAACGGAAATGGGTATGGGGGTGAGCAAGTGAACATTCAGCAGATTAACAACCTGAAAAAAATCATGAACAACATCGACGGCGACTACCAGCTTAACCAGATGCTGTACGAGCGCCACGTCGAGCTTATCGACGCGATCAAGTTCCATCAGCTGCAAAAACCATTCTACGAACTGGAGCGCAAAGGCGTGCGCAGCGAGATCCTGGAAGAGCTGATGATGAGCTCTGAGTTTGAAGAATGCCTGGCCGCGTATCAGCGGGAACTCACCGGCATCATTGCCAAGTGGGATCTGGCTGACCAGCTGGATACGGCGAGGAACGCGGCATGACACCAGGAATTTACTTCGATATCAGCAATGAGGACTACCACGCCGGAGACGGCGTGAGTAAATCGCAGCTGGATATGGTGGCGCTGAGCCCGGCCCTTCTGCAGTGGCAGAAATCAGCACCGGTCGATACCGAAAAGCTGAAAGCGCTGGATATGGGTACTGCCCTGCACTGCCTTCTTCTGGAGCCGGAAGAGTTCGATAAGCGCTTCATCGTGGCGCCGCAGTTCAACCTGAGAACCAACCAGGGGAAAGCAGATCAGGAAGCCTTCCTGAAAGACGTCGAGAACATGGGCATGACGGTAATGGACGCCGAACAGGGCCGGAAGCTGAAACTGATGCGTGATAGCGCAATGGCACATCCGGCAGCGCGCTGGCTGCTTGAGGCGGAAGGATTCTGCGAAGCCTCCCACTACTGGACGGATCCGGAGACTGGCGAGCTGTGCCGCATACGCCCAGACAAGCGCCTGAAGAATCACCCTGTCCTGCTGGACGTGAAGAAGGTTGCCGATATGGAGCGTTTCTCGCGCCACATTGAGGAATTCCGGTACCACGTACAGGACGCGATGTACCGCGAAGGCGCGCAGCAAACCACCGGCGATCCACATGGATTCTTCTTCCTGGCAGTGAGCGAAACCATTGACTGCGGCCGCTACCCGGTGCGGGTGTTCGAACTGGATGCGCAGGACGTGGACACAGGGCATGCGCTCTACCGCCGGGATCTGAATACTTATCACCAGTGCCGCGAAACAGGCGACTGGGGTGGATTTGAAATTATTAAACGCCCTGAGTGGGCACGTAAACAGGATATGTACGTATGAGCAACGACATCGCAATCACTTCTCAGCCTGGTGCTACCGTCGGCACCGCCGCGGCAATCTTCAGCCCGGAAGGGATGGATCGCCTGGTGCGATTTGCCACCCTGATGGCTGACAGCAAAGCCACCGTTCCGGCGCACCTCGCTGGAAAGCCAGCTGATTGCCTGGCAGTCACTATGCAGGCGGCGCAGTGGGGAATGAACCCGTTCGCGGTGGCGCAGAAAACCCATGTGGTTAACGGCACGCTGGGCTATGAAGCGCAACTGGTTAATGCGGTTGTCTCTTCCTCAAACCTTCTGGCCACTCGCCTGAACTACAAATGGGATGGCGACTGGTCAAAAGTAAGCGGGAAAACCGACAAATCTCCGAGCCTGACAGTGACAGTGTGGGCAACCCTTAAAGGCGAATCTGAGCCTCGCACCCTGACCATCAGCATGGCGCAAGCCGGAGTGCGCAACTCACCCCTCTGGGAGCAGGATCCTCGTCAGCAACTGGCTTACCTGTGCGTTAAGCGCTGGGCACGCCTGCACGCCCCTGATGTTCTGCTTGGCGTCTACACGCCTGATGAGCTTCAGGAAACGGCGCCGCGTGTTGAGCGCGACATTACGCCACCGGCTAGCACCGCTGCGGGGATGAATCAGCTGATCAATTCGCACCCCGATCAGCACCATGAAGAGAAGGCGAAAAAGACTGACGACCGAGCACCGGAAGACATTCTCTCTGGCTTCTCTTCTGCGGCTATGGCGGCTCGTAACGTTGCTGAACTGGACAAGGCCTACAAATACGCGGCCCACCGCCTGGCTGGTAACCAGGAGTTACTGGACGCAGCTACCGATGTATACGGCATCCGCAAAGACGAACTGAACGAAGTCCCTATGTAATCACCACCGCGGCGCCGGGCGCGCCGCACTGAAAAAAGAGAGGTAACGATGAAAGGTGCATTAGGCAAAAAGGAACTGCTGGCGGTGGTGCCTGTATCGATGAGCACTATCGACCGCATGGAGAAAAACGGGGAGTTCCCTAAGCGTTTCTGGATCACAGACAAGCGCTGTGCCTGGAACAGCGAAGAGATCGAGCGCTGGTTGGACGAACGTCAGCAGAACGGCACAACGGAGTTTGCTGGAAAAAAGCCTCCGGTTGAGCAGCGAGTATTTAGCCCGGTTGGTAACGCGGCGTGACGTCGCTGGCGAGGTACTGGCAAAGGTGGTCAGGATGGTTTCTGTACCTGGCCGCCGTATCCGCCTGGCTGTTCCTGCTGGCGGTCATTTTTCGAGAGGGTTGGATACGATGAATCGGATGGAAAAATACCACGCGGATTATGTCTCGCAGCGCAAAGCGCCCCCTCTTGTCGCTGTAAAGCCGGCGGCAATGGAGATCGAGCAGCGCGCTATTGCTCGCGAGAACAAAGGCCAGTACCGCCTGGCCGCTCGCCTCTGGCTTGAGTGCATGGATGCGGCCACTGGCGAGGTTGAGCGGGCCCGTATAGCTATACGCCGCGATCAGTGCATTGGCCGCGGGAACCGGCTTCGCCAGGGATGCTATGCCGGGATCTGCGCCACCGCCGGGGTGATTTATGACTAACCCACACGACAGCATTCGCGTAGGAAGTATCACGCTGGTTTATTCGTCCGTGAGCCGTGGCTGGCTGGCGCCCGGCGGCCAGGTTATCCAGAACCCGCTGAAGGCACAGCGCGTGGCTGAGCAACTGAATAGCAAGAAGGGGGCAGCATGAAAGAACGCGGAATGATTTTTAACGGGGAGATGGTACGGGCCATCCTCGACGGTCGGAAGACGCAGACCCGGCGGTCTATCAAATGGAAACAGACTCGGTTCACTGAAATTGGTGAGCGCGAAGACGGTAGCAAATGGCCGTGGAGCGAAGATGCAGAGCATGCTTGCGACCTCTGGCACCCATGCCCGTTCGGCGCCGTCGGCGATCGCATCTGGGTGCGTGAAACATGGGCAGATGCTGGAGCCAGCGCACCGGACCTCAAACTTTATCGTGCGAATTACCCTGAGCATGTTCCGTCGATTTATGAAAACGTGCCGCCGGCTAAAAAAATTCGCTGGACGCCATCCATTCACATGCCACGCACCGCCAGCCGCATTCTGCTGGAAATCACCGACGTGCGCGTTGAGCGGTTGAACGCTATCAGCGAAGAGGACGCACAACGCGAGGGAGTTCATACCGAGGTATGGGACCAGACAGTAGTCGCAAGGAATTACGCAGCCCGTGATGAGTTTTTCCAGTTTTGGTCAGAGGACATGCCCCACTACGTCGAAATGAATCAACTTTATCGGTCCTCATTCAGAAGCCTGTGGGAATCCATCTATGGCGCCGAGAACTGGCTGGCCAACCCCTGGGTTTGGGTTATCGAGTTCAAGCGCGTTGAAGGCGGTGCAGCATGAGCGGAAAATACACCCTTATCTATGCGGATCCGCCTTGGGCATACCGCGACAAGGCCGCTGACGGTGACCGCGGCGCCGGTTTCAAATATCCAGTTATGAATTACCTGGATATCTGCCGGCTGCCTGTGTGGGAACTGGCTGCCAACGATTGCCTTCTGGCTATGTGGTGGGTACCGACTCAGCCGATTGAGGCGCTGAAAGTCATGGAGGCTTGGGGATTCCGCCTGATGACCATGAAGGGATTCACCTGGCACAAGACGAACAAGCACAAAGGGAACAGCGCGATCGGCATGGGCCATATGACCCGGGCGAACAGCGAAGACTGCCTGTTTGCGGTGCGCGGGAAACTTCCGGCCCGCATGGACGCCTCGATCTGCCAGCACGTCACGGCGCCGCGCCTGGAGAACTCGCGCAAACCGGACATTATCCGCGAGAAACTGGTGCAGCTGCTTGGCGATGTCCCGCGCATTGAGCTCTTCGCCCGCCAGTCGTCTCACGGTTTCGATGTGTGGGGGAACCAGTGCACGGCGCCGGCGGTTGAGTTGCTGCCAGGCTGCGCAGTGCCGGTAGTGAAGACGGAGGCCGCATGAACATTGCCGAAGAGGCCTCGCTGATACGACAACTCGAAGAGGCGCGCGCCATTATCAACCAGAGGAATGGTGAGATCCTTCACCTGCAGCGAGAAGCGGCGCGCTACCGTGAGCAGCGGGATTCTGCAAACGCGATGATTAAGTTCCTACGCGGTCTCTTTGAGAATTCTTCGCAGACTACACAATGAGCCATGAGCCGCCTCCGGGCGGACTATTGTTCATTCATCCACTTTTCAAATGCAGACGGGGAGAACGGCACCAGGTCGTAATGCTCCCCGTTTATCCATGCATCAACCATATTTGCCCACTGCTGCAGCATGTAGGCCCGCTGCCGGGAATACTCGGCCTTGTTGTAAACCGCCCTCACGCCCTTCTGTTCATGCGCCAGCGCCTTCTCTATCCAGTCTGACGGGAATCCCGCTTCATGCAAAAGCGTGCTCGCTGTGCGCCGCAGGTCGTGCACTGTTAGAGGTTGCAGGTTCTCTCCGGCATCCGCTGCCGCAGCAACCGCGCGATCGATGACTGAGTTCAGAGCAGCATTGGATAACGGCTTACTGGTGCTGTAGCGCCCTGGCAGAAGATAGTCACTCCCGCCTGCGCACATCTGCAGGCCTACCATCAGATCCTGCGCCTGAGGCGGAAGGTAGATGACGTGCGACCGGCTCCCCTTCATCCTGTCAGATGGGATCGTCCAGGTTCCTTTGCTGAAATCTACCTCTTTCCACGTCGCCATGATGAACTCGGTTTTGCGCACCATCGTGATCAGGATGAGCTTCACAGCCAGTTTTAAGGTTGGCAACGTGCTGACGGTATCGAGTGACCTGAACAGCACGCCGATTTCTTCCGGCTGCAGGCAACGGTCACGCGGTTTAAACATGGCGATCGCTGAAGGTTTGATATCTGCGGCCGGGTTGAATAACCCGTGCCCGCGGTCATTGGCGTACCGGTAAACGCTGCTGATGATTTCACGCGCCTGCACCGCCGTCGCACGTCCGCCGCGCTCGACTATGCGATCGCAAAGATCACGCACCATAGGGGTCGTTATCTCGGACATCATTTTGTTTCCAAGAACAGGCAAAATATCCCGGTCGATTACTGATTGCTTCATAGACCGCGTGCTGTCGGCCAGGACCACATGTTTCATGTAGGCGTCGGTATGTACCGTAAATGTTTCGGCGCCGCGGATCCGTTTGATACCGTCACGCTTCGCCGCAGCCGGCGACTGGCCTGCGTTCAGCAGCTTTTTAGCCGCTATCAGCTCATCCCTGGCTTCAGCCAGCGTGATACCGTCACGACCATACTGACCGATAACCAGCGTCTCCCGGCGGCCGTTGATGCGGTAATCGTAACGAAACGAGATGGTGCCTGAGATCAGCACGGCTACATACAGACCGTCGCGATCGGAGACCTTGTACATTTTGCTCTGCGGTTTCAGGTTTTTGAGTTTGGTATCGGTAAGCACATTTCACCCGTGATGCATCATTTTTCTGACGGTACGAGAGTATACCGTAATGGTAATACCGTCAGGTATACCGTCAAAAAATGTGAGATAGAGTGAATAGTGTTGATGTGATATAAAGAAAAACCCTCTGTAAAAACAGAGGGTTGCATTTCAATTTGAGTAGATATGATTAGCTATAAGGTAGCCGTTAA